TATGCTTGCTGATGCTGTTGGAGGTAAATATATAACTCCTGCAGATATGCGTAAAGCTTTTGCTCAATGTATAGCTCACACAGGTAAGATGATAAAAGGCCTTGGTAACCCTGTTGTAGACGATAAACTTGTTGCAGCAATGCAGTACAATCAATTAAGTAGAAGTAATTCTGAAATATTTTCTTCTACTGATAAGTTTAAATTTGACAGGTTTATACACGACCATTTGCTCATGGGAGGTTATACTCTTGCAGACTACATGATAAACTCTATGATGCTTACTGCTACGTACAACCATTATAAGCTTATCACTAATCCTACTACAGGTAAACAACAGTTTATGTCTAAGACAGATGCTATAAATATATTTACATCTGTTGGATATACTGAAAAAGAGGCTGTAAAACAGTGGAAGAAGTCTAAAACTACTCTATGGGATGCATATGAGACTAAGGATGGTCTATTCGTTAAAAAGTCTGGTTATGAGCATATTATAACTAAGAAGTTAGAAGACCAAATAGCTGGCCGTCTTAGAGATAGAACAGCTATGTATAATGGTATTGTTCCTATGACGGAAAAAGCTAAGATGCAACAGAATGTATTTGGTTCTTTTGTTACTCTTATGCGTAACTTCTACATCAATACTTACTGGGATAAGTTTAAGACTGGTGGTGACTATGTTACAGAAGACGGAGACCATCATATAGGATGGACATCTGAGTATAAACGTGATGACTTGGGTCTCGTAAACCTTGAAACTGGCGAATTTGAAGGAGCTGTGTTCAAAGACTTTATTAGAGGTATGTACAAACTTGCAGCTAATGCAAAGTCTCTATTTAGGTCTGGAGATATAAATACTCTTACAAGAGAACAGAAGTACGCAGTAGCAAGATGTCTTACAGAACTTGGTACCATTACAGCTCTGATGTTTACTATGTTGTGGAGTGTAGCTTTTGCTAGAACAAACAATTATGATGATGACAAAGACCCAGTATGGCTCATAAATATAGCTGGTCTTATGCCTTGGAGAGACGAAAAACTACTTACCTTTGACTTTGACAATGCTGATAAAAAATTCTTTGATTTCCTCAGATGGAAGTTAGCATTGTTGGCAACTAGAGGATTTACAGAACGTCTTACTTCATGGTGGCCACCTACGGTACTTGAATTGTTCACATCACCATCTACAGCGAAGTCCTACTTAGATGATATTTGTACTATATGGGATTTAAGCTTAGATATGTTTAGTCAACATGCGGACGATGAGATAAAGACTGGAGGTTACAAGCACATGACACGTAGAACACGTGATGTATTAAAGCTTACGTCTGCATTTGGTGTCGATAACCTTGTTAGACAGTGGCATACGGATGGAATCAAGTCTACATTCAACTACTACAGAAAGCTTACACCTACTAGCGCTATTGTTCCATCTCAGAGCGAATGGAATGAACAGCAAGGTTTAGGTAAACACGGTGGATAGAAGAAAGAAGAGAGTAGCAAAAAGAAATCTTCTTCATCAAATGGTTTTGCTTACTGATCACTTTGGCTATCTTGTATGTTGTTGTATTTAAAATAAAGAACGAATAAAGGGGAGGCATTCAATCAGAATGTCTCCCCTTCTTCGTCTCCAGGCCATTCAGGTGCATAATCCTCTTCAGGCAGCACCTGCGGCTCTGGATGTTCGTACATTGTTCCAAGAAGTACGTTATTTGTTATCCATGAATCCTTATGATCCCAGAATTTCAAAATTTGGTCTTTTTGAGATACTGATAATATTATATTACCGTCTCTCAAGTTTTTAATTGCTTTGTTAATGGTGAATACGTACACTGTATACGATTTACCACCGATTCTAACAACGCGTGTACTATGACAGCTGTTTAATTTTCGTAACTTATAAAAACGATTAGCTACTGCCTTTCCTTTTACAGTATCATCGTACATTAAAAACATATGGTCTGTGAGGTAGGGCCTATTGATATCTTCAAAATAGGCCCCAACAAACCCCGTATTTTCTTGTATATCAGATAACTTAATGTCTGAATTTAACAACGGTATTGCAAGTTTTATAAGGTTGCTCATAGGTTCAATGACTCGGAGCCGTCACCTTCATAATAAGCTCTACTATGATCCCACTTACCTGTAGTCTGATGCCATGCAATCTCATCTAGAGTATCATGGATAATAGCTAACCTAGAATTAACTGCATATTCATCAATATAAAATGTACGAATCTCATAACTACCTGTAGTATCTATACCAATAATATAGAATTCAAAATCCCATGTTAATGGGTCTTCTCTACATTCGTTCTTTAGATACCATAGAACAGCTTTCTTATAATAGCATAGCTGTCTTAAGTAGTCATACTGGTCTATACTATCCTCAAAGTGCCACAACTTCTGTGTAGTCTTTAAGTCATAGATAATAGCTTTCTTATTCTTGAAATTAAGAGTAAGACCATCGAGTAGAGATTTACATTGTACACCTCTGCATTCCCAGTTTATATGAAATTCGTGATAACAGGAACCAAATGGATTATTTGGATCTCCATATGGAGATTTATCTCCAATTGGCCATATTATCTTGCTTGCAAGTTTATGAGATTGTACATTCTGCTTGATTTTCTCAAGCATTTGGTACTCATAAGGACTAATCATAGTTCTTCCATCATTTACTTTCAGGAAGTCTATATAATCTTTCAACGTAGAGGCTATTTTCAGGCCTTCTGACAGCATTTTGTCTTCTGACTTTCCTGCTGTACTATATGCCTCTTTATAGGCGCTTAGAATGGCTCTATTTGGCTCTATTTCTAAAGAAGATGCTAATGCCTGACAGAACTTCTCCTGCTGTGCAGAGGAAGGTCTACTTTTGTCCCAAATCACATAGTCTTTTTGGAACTCTTCTGGCTGGAGTAGGTACTCATGTATCATAGTACCCCTTTCCAATACTTGATTCTTCTCTTCTGGAGGAGGATCAGTCAGCATCTTGTGTAAAAAGGCTGGCCCTTTGTTAAGAAACCAGCCTATGTTTGAATTACTTATTCGGGTTAAATCCTCGTAATAAGGTATGGAAATGTCCATTGATAATGTCTTCTATAATACTAAGAGATACTTTAAGCAATTCTTTTTCTGCCCAAGTATCTCTAAAGTTAACAACATTCATTTCTTGTTCTTAAGTTCTTCAATCATCTCGTTAACTTGCTTTTGGTTACGTACCAAATATAGTTTAGTCTTAGCGTGATGCTTGTGTAAATAATACTTAAATAACTTCCAGCGAAGTGGAAATGAATCTCCCATAAGGCCTTTACATTCTACTATAAAACCTCGTCCAATGAAGTCTGGTAGATATGTAATAGGTCTTATTTTTTCGCCTAAAAATTCGAACTTAGGTAAAAGAGTAAAATGCTTTGGCTCATATTTGACTGGGATACCAGCCTTCATAAAAGCTTCATACGTATATAGTTCGAGTTTGCTGCGGAAATGCAGTCCATACGCATCGACCTTCGTCGCATTCTTTACTCTTCCTTTAGTCTTCATACTCAATTATAGTATAACCGAGTATAACATCATGCATCGCCTTCTTGCTTATCTCATCCATTTTATGTTTTATTGTTCCTGCAATAAATGCACAACCAAGGAACGCGCCAAGAAGACTGCCTAATAAGGCGCCACAAAATATATTAAACATATCTTTCTACTGTTTTAGTTAACCAATCCTTAATAGCAAAGAACCCGTTAGCTTTAACAGCATCGGATACGTCCTTTGCTTTAAACTTCTTGTGAACAAATATAGCATCCATTTTATATTGTTTACTATACTTACGAGCATTCTGCATTCCTGCAACATCTCTATCGTATATTATCACAATATGCTTCCACTTACTTTGTAGAGACTCAATTATATCATCTGGTATAAATGTAGTCTCACTAGAAGCAGCTATAGCATTAAAACCCATCTCATAAAGACACATCACATCCTTTAAGGATTTTGTTATGATGAGGAGATTACCTCCCTCCTGAGGCAATTCGGCCAACCCCTGAACGTGCCGATTTGTCAGATTGGTACGCCATTTAGTATACTTGGAGGCTAAAGGTCTATAAATCTTAAATTTATCATAAACCTTATAGGCATACATAGGGTTGTCTTCTTTGTAGGTTCCTCTGACGACTCTATTACAAAGAAAGTATTTAATGCTAAAAACATTAAATCGTCTTAATGTATCAATAGATATATGGAATTGCTTCCAATATTTCTTGTCTACTTCTGTAAATGGTTGTCGAACAATCCCAATGTCAGTAAGATACTCAGACCTTTTGGCATAAGTATTTGTCTTTACTGTTTGATTTGGGTTCATTCGTCTTACTATTCTGAGAAGTTCTCTCTCAAGCTCGTCTCTAGTTTGTATACCTTTATACAACTTAACGAACTTTAAAGCATTACCCGCTTCTCCTGTTCCGTGGTCTTTAAACAATAAATCCCCAGATTTACTAGGGAAAATAGCAAAGCTAGGAATTTTGTCATCAGGCCTTAGAGGGCTGTTCATAAGTGTTTTAGGTTTAAAACTACCTAAATAGTAAGAATAGATACTATAATCATCCAACTTGTCCAATAAGTCTTTAAGACTCATTGTAATAGCTGTTTTTGTACTATACATGGCTTATAAGCTCTTAAATAGTTGCAGAGAAATAGGATTCGAACCTATTTCGAGCCACCCCATTTCTGAGGACCTCTTTCTCTTCGTCGCTGTAGAGTCTGTTCTCTACCGCCACGATTCCAGTACCAATCGTGGTACCATATTTTTCTCTCTTCTTTCGTCATTGTGGTCTAGTTAAGATTCGAACTTAACTTAAACTACCATAGTAGACCGATCGGATTTCCATTCAAAATAATTTTCCCATAATTCTTGATCGCTTATAATTTCTTTATTTATTTTACGTAAAGCGATATCAAAATCATGCGCATTTAAATGTTTTCCTAAATCAGCAATTTTATCAAAATACATCTCAAGATCATCATCTCCTTGATGCATCAAACTTAATAATTCTATTCTACGCTCTCTTGTACCATTTTCGTATTCTAAATATGTATTATATCCAGATTTAAAAATCTTCTCGTAACGTTTATGAGCGTCAATAGCCTCTTTTATTAGAGTTTCAATTTTTTCATCAAATATTTTTTGTTTCATGATTGTGGCAAGTGTCGGTTTCGAACCGCTCAGAGTGTCTATAGCCACTCTTTAATTCCTGCTTATGATCATGTGCACTGTCATAAGACTTTTTATTACTTGCCATATGTGGGTGTTATTGGACTTGAACCAAATTGTAGCCTGATGACTGATTTTCCATTATTGTCATTCGTTCTATACACCCTAATGAGAGTATTTTTACCATATTGAAATTCTTGCAAGATACAGACCTGCTTCTGCAGTACTCCTTTGTTAGGGATACATCCATAAATTTCAACTTAGGCATTCTTATCAGATACATCTGAATAGAATGTGAGGGTATTCAATGTATTTTCCTCATATCTCCTATATACTCTCTACACATTTATGAAGCTTACTCCGCAGACTGAGAGTTTTTGGGCAGTGTTATGTACACCTTGACTTCAATTTAGCACGGTATTATCCTTACACATTATTGGTTAGTGTGTAGTTCCTTTAATTTATCCCGTGGCAGTTCGATTCTGCGCTACTACTAAACATTCCAAAGGACTTCTACCGATATATAGGACCATCTTCTTCACTCAAGAGTACCTTGCCATATTCAAGGCTTACCGAGATTACTCTCTAACCATTTCGCATTTACGGTGCTACTTGCTATTTAACTCTGTTTTGTATTGTGGAGCCACAATTATTTCATGTTTCAATTTACTCCATTATTTAGATAATTATCCGACTTTTGCGTCCTGTAAATCCTATATATTTTATTTGGGGAGATTCTACTATGGGATTTCTCGCCATAGCAATAAAAACAAAAGAAAAGTTATATTTGTTAGGGGCTGGCTGTTGCTTATGCAACCTCCAGTCCTCCACCACTGACCATTACATTTCGAATTCCCAGCTCGCAATTAGATTTTTCATCCAATTTGGTTGGTCATCAAAAATGTTAAAAAGGCAGGTCGTCAGCACCTGTTGAAGTCTCAGTCACCGGAGTACTTTCTGCCGTAGCAGTAGCAAGCGGATCAGCAGGCTTCTCTTCGTCTGCCTGCACTGGACGCTCCAGAAGATCGCTCTTCCAAAGCTTAATCTGAGACTCTGCGACGTTCATAGCTTCAACAAAGATACCGTTCTTAGATACCTGAGTATAACCATTCTTATCATAAGTTACCTTAAGACGAACAGTTGCACTCTCACCATCACTAAGACAATTCTTAGCCCAAGTAATCATTTCGACGAATGAGGAACCCTCAAAATCGTTATGACCACCCTTAATTGCATCAATTACCTGCAGAATACGACCAAACTGCTGATTATCACGACGCTGCAAATCCTCGTCGGTCTTAACCCACATGTTCTTCTCGTTCTTCCACTCTGTCATTGTTGCTGTCTGACCGTTTTCATTCTCAAAGACAATCTCCAAGAAGTCACGGCCATTTGGTGTTTTGTTCACGTTAACCTCTTTAAGAGTAATGTTATCGTTGATACCTACTGGCATATAGGAGCTTGTAAACTCCGTATTATTCGTTGTTGCTGTTTTTGTACTATACATAATTTCTTCCTTTTAATTACTGATTCTAGATTCTGAATTAAGCGGGCAAATAAATCTTATCCCAATATGTAGTAATGCTACCGTCATCGTTACCAGTGGCAATCACAATGTCCTTCCCCGCAATGTGTCTTGCGCGGGCTTCCATGATCGTTCCGTCGCCTCCAGACTTGAAACTAATATGTGTCTCATTGTCCTTTCGATAGACGTAGCCAACTGCGTCGGCCATTCCGCAAACGATTTTACCGAGTTTTCCGACAAGATCGATTTCCTTTGCGTTGACCTCTTGCCCGTCTTTATCTGTGATACTATCTTTGACATGACCAACAAGAATGAATTCATCCGTTAAATCTTTAAACATATCGATTACCTTTTTTACGGCATCTCGGAGATACTTATAACCTGCTCCTCTTGCGAGTGTAGTTACATCGTCCCCCTTCCAGTTTTTGCCTAACTCTGTCTTTCGATAGAGTGTACAAGCGTAAGACATACAGATGTCCTCTAGACGAGTAGCATTATCAATTGTGATTCGTTTATAGAAATTATGCCCTACTTCAGTATTCTTAGCTCTAATGGCTTGAGCAATTTCTCCGAGGTCATTAATGGTACGTGCTTGTATAGCCATAGCATCAATGAACTGTGATCCGCCTTCAAGGTCTATAATAAGGTTTCCGTCAAGCTGTGCAAGACAACTTGTCTTACCTGCTTTTGGCAGGCCATATAAAACCATATATTGTGGATTGGTAGAAACTGCTGGAACTTTAGATGTAGGTAATGTTAGACTCATAGGTTCTTTTAGTTTTTATTAAAGAAGATTAATGTTAATATTAGCTGCACCATTGGTGTAGATATTAATAATAGTCTTCTTTGTGTTATCAGAAATACCCTTCAGGAACGAGAAGTTAGAGAAGTCCGAATAACTGTAAGTATCGAAACCAATCTGGATCTCATCATCGTAGAATACGATAGGGGTACCATCAAAAAGCGTATACATCTTGCCAAGAATATAAGGAAGCTTATAGCTCTTAGTCTTATAGATCTTCTTATAGTTAGCAAGGAACTTAATAGCCTTGATGAGATCGCTCTCATCATCCTTCAGATAGCTATATTTATACTTGGGAGTAGAAGTTGTATAAATAGTGTCGAACAGATAACTATTCTTCTCCTTTACACCGTCAATAATAATATCATCAATAATCTTATGGTAGTTTGGCTTGAAATAAGTCGCGCCACTACTCCCAAAGAAACCGTCATTAATAATCTTATTGGTGTTAAACTTCTTAGTCTCAAAAGTGAAAGTCTTTGTCATAATATTCAGTCTGTTAAATGTTAATACTATCACCTGAGCATTAACTTTCGATCAAATTGTTGTACATTAGGTCGTTCTCAAATTCGAGGATACATGGCTTTCCTGCATCTCGATTCTTCAAGATGTGCATGTATACTTTGTTCTGTGTAGGTAGACGATTGGGACCGTATTCCTGAATGTTCAATATCTCTGGTCGCTGTAGAACCATGACATAATCACTGGCCTGAAAAATTGCATCAGATGATGATAAATCACTTCTCATTGGGTAATGGCCCAACGAGTTGTTGATTCTTTCTGGCTGTTCAATATTTCTATTCATCTGCGCAATCTGGATCACCGATGTTAGTGGTAGCTTTTTGGTTTGTATTAGTACTCTTTCAAGCTCACTTATCGTTTCCAACTGTGTGCCAATAGGTTTAGCCAACAGTGTATGATCAAGAATAATCACAAAATGTTTACCAGTACCTTTTACATACTGGTCATAGAAAGATTGTATAATTTCTCCTAATTGCGTGGGAGTACATGGATTATCTACAAAGTAGATAGGATACTCCTTTAGCTGGTTAGAAACATTGACGACTTTTCTGAAGGTATCGTCGTCGAGGTCCGTTTCCGAACTATACAAGGTGGAAGTCGTTTTCCTCAGCTTATTGGATAACGTTCTTCCTACTTGCCTAAATCCAACCATCTCGAATGAGAAGTTAAGAATAATTACTTCGTCAGAAGGATTCAAATCAACTAAATCGGTCATCATCGTATTTACTAACGACGACTTACCAGTTCCTGAAATACCAGCTATGGTAATAATGGTATTGGGTTCAATACCTCCCATACACTGCTTATTGAACTTCTTCCATCTAGTCTTTAGCGATGTAACATTATGACTTCTACGACCTTCAATATAATTTATGGCTTCTTGAGCCACGACTCGTATTGGTCTTACAACGTTAGATAAGTTCTGTTCCATAAGTATTTACAGATTCTTTTTCTGCATCTTGCATCTCCTCCTCTACAGCTTCCCATTGGCTTCTTGTTAACCAGTTCCACATAGTCATCATATAGCCCAGACTTCCTTCGCGCATACGCTTCGAAATTTCGAAATCCAAACACTTGATTATATGTTCCGCCATTGCAGTACTTCTTCCGCATTTAGCATTGAAGAAATGACGACACTTGTTAACATTCGCTCTTAAATATGATTTGCTTCCATCGGAACGCATTACATATACTGGGTACATATCATAGAATAAATCGAAATAATTCTTTTCCGTAGATATAGCATCTGTAAGCTTATCCGTGGCCTGATATGTAATTGACTCACCACTCTCCATCGTGGTTACTAGCTGTTGAGAAACTAAGTATGATATATCATCGTCGCTAATCAGACTGACAATTTTGCGGACGTCTTGATATTTTAGTTGATTCTTATCCAATATCATACTTAGGAACAATAGTTGACTTGAATTTAACTCCGGGAATGCATCCAGGAGCTTTGTATTTACTTCAATAATCATACTGTTGACTCTAGGTTCTAAGTCGGTTACTAAAATAATTCTAGCTGCTGTTCAGTGAAGTCGGCAGCTATCTTTTTTGCTTCACTGATATAGTACCTGTAGTTGATATGTTTACCATCCACAGTAGCATCGTATAACGTATTCAGGATTGTTACTCCCGACTTCGTTAGCATATTTTGTTCGTTGTACTCCGGCACAATATAATCATATGGTTCATCCCAATGTGGGGTTATACGTTTAACTGTACCAGCATCCTTTAAATATTGTCTTTTAAACAAATATTCTCCATTAGTACTTGCGTAGAACCTATTGATGCGCTGCACTCGATGATTACCGTGCCACACTTCAAATTTCTTATCGACTTGTTGGGACATTAAGAAATCTTTGATATCTCTATCAGATTTAATGAAATCCTCAATAGGTTCTCCTTTAGTGAAGTAGTTTATCACCGCCTTCGGTATTACTACCGGGGCCAAGCCTTTGCCTAGCTTATTTTTGGTGATAAACATACCTTTTTCTTCTATAGTACCATCTTTTAAGACACCAAAGTAGTCATTAATAGCGTACTGATAGAAAGCTTCATATTCGTCAGATTCGAATTCCAAGCGCGTTAGGCTCTCCACTTCCTTTATAGCTCTCGAAATATCCTCTGTAAGGCCTTTTTTAGCCCTGTAGACGACGCCGTCGGTGTTGCACTGGATGATTTCACACCCAAGCTCCAAAAGCCTGTCTACGAGCAAAAGAAGTATCAACTGGCCGTTTATACGTATTTTAAACACGTTGAACGGGTCATACATCCAGCTGACTTCCTGTTGCATTTTGCCTGTAGGTGAGTTAAGCACAATTTTCAGGAACGCGTTCTTAACTTTCTGACCTGTATGTTTTGCTTCTAGTCGTTCGACTTTCAATCCGGCAAATAGATCGCAAAATAATTTTCCCAGATGACGAGGACCCCATTGATACTCAATGAGCAAGGACGGGTACATTGACGCCACATCAGCGTGCCCAATCACCTCGTCATCTTTTGGGAGGAATATCTTAGGGGTGTGGATGGTGTGGATACCACCTACACCTATAGAATACACCACATTCGAGAGAACGAACTTCTTCTCGTAGCCCTTTCGCTCCTTAGAGTAAACTACCTGTTCCTTCATTTCCTCTAAGACGCTCTGTAACTTTGGATTTTTGTATTTTATAAACGGCAGAATAACATCCTTCAATGGAATATAGTCCATTGGAGAACGCATTTCCTTTATAACATTTTTAGGAATACCTGACTTCTCGGAATACTTTTCGAGTAGGAAGGTCTCTGCCATCTTAACACTGTCCATAGAAAGACAGTCAATACCGTGTTCTTGTTCAATAAACAATCTTAACTCTATTTGGTCTTGCAATCTGTTTAGCAATTCTGTAGTAGATTCAACATCGTTTATGTTATATGCAATCATTTCATCGATTCGGTCCTTTGGTAACGGCAGTCCAAAGTCTCCATCGTACTCTTGCACATTTCTATAGTGCATAGTTACTTGCATAGTCTTAAGACCTACACGTAACTTTCTTGAGAATTGCATAGTTAGTAAATCCATAGAATAGAAATAATTTGCATACTTCCATTTCTTGAACTTACTTATGTCTCCGTCCTCTGCTGTGATGATTGTATTTGACAGATTGAATAGAGATTGACACACTCTCCAAAACGGTAGTTGTTCTAACTTATAATAAAAGTCTATTATATAGTTGATTATAACATCATCATAATGATGATTATTATAACCACAGAACATACGAGTTACATCATCTCCGTTCTTATAGTAAAAGAAGTCAACCAGCTCTCTCAACTGGTTGACTCTCTCACTAATTTCAAACTTATATAGCTGATCTGTCTCTGTATCTTTAACAGCAACATGGAAACAGTTTTGAAACGTTTCGACGTCATAGACGTTTACTACTGCTCCTTTAATGATCATGACTCTGTGGTTCTTAGTTCATAAATAGCCCGTACCGCCAAATCGCTTGACACTCCGTTTTGTAATGAAGTACATTCTCTGTAGTACAGTACCACCCCGTTCGGGGATAGCAAATACACAGTTACGTACTTTCGTAGAGGCTTTACTGTGTATTATAGTAGATTCAATGTAGTGGGCAGGGGAGAAACGGCCTCCCCAACGCTGTCACTGCTTGTCGCAGTCCCTTCGCCGTACGTTACACCATCCCTGGTGCTCTACCCTGGTTGTGATTACGCAGCCAGCTTTTTATCTGGCAGTATTAAGCGACCTTTCTTGTGTGTGTGGTCTAAAAGATTCACAGCAACAAGATTGGGATGCTTAGCGTATATGCTATTCGTAATCTGTTTTGCTTTCTTCATAAGCGGCGATTTCTTCGAATTCAGTTGGATTGGATGAATATCACCTACCAACTCATGGTGCTTGTCTTTCAACTCGCCCACTTTAATTGAGTAGCCAGGTGTATACTTTTCTTCTGAAATCTTAAATCTCGCCATCAATGGAAGCTTAGTGTATGCTGAGATAACGAAATCTCGCATACGTTCCTCAGCTGAGAGCTTCTTTTCATTCCACTCTTCAACTTGCTCTGCAAACATAGTTGCTGGGCACGGATGAGTTGTCATCCACTTTGATAGCTTGTACTGAACAAGCTTCTCCATATAGAAGACACGATTCATCTTTGGAGGACTAGTGTGCTTCGTATATCGCTTTGTAGGCTGTGGATGTGCCTTATACTTATTTCTTGGAACCCAATTGTAAGCAACTATGCTTACGCCATACTTGTCTCCAGTTATTCGGTGTGGGTTCGTCATTACAAACACGTGGCCTGTAAACGGATTAGTAATAATCTTATCCGGAGGAATTCCAGTTTTAACTGTCTTGTGGTGTACCACAGGAGAAATACTCTTGTTAGTATTCTTAACGGTTTTTGCACGAGTTACCGATGCAATAAACGCCACTTTTTTTCGTTGAATCTTCTTTTTGCGAGCATTGTGTCGTATCATAATAACCTCCTTCCTTTATGCAGCTTCCTTAATTGCCGTAGGGGCCATTTTAACGCTCTTAGAGCGCTTCTTACCCTTCAGACGTACACTTGTACCAGAAGCCGTATGAACGGCCTTGTGAGACGTTTTAAGTGCTGCTTTTCTAGCAGCATTTGCTGCTCGGAAGTTACGAATAAACTCCTCAACACGACACTTAGCCTCAGACTTAACGTTGTGGCCACGGTTCTTGTTGAGTGCTTTCCGATGCGCTTTAGCCTCAGCAGCCTTCTCCTTAGAGTTGTTAGTAGGCTTCTTTGGCGTATGCTCGCTCTGTGGCAGAATAGCCTCAGGTTTCATGGCATAAGGATATATCTTAGCCATCATTGGAAGAATTTCTCGCAACTTAGCCAGAACTTCCTGGTCACCTTCTATAAATGCCCAAGAGTCAGTAAGTATCTTATACTTAATCTTGCTGTTGAGTATGGCCTCCTTTGCCATCTTGGCTAGAGACGTCTTACCATTCTGGCCTACGTCAAACAATACATGAATGGCGTACTTCTTTGGTGCATTGAGCTGTTCGACCAGCTTCTCTACATATTTTTTGGTACCCTCTTCAGAAATACCACGGAGCTTACATACTCGCATCATACGATTAACGCGACGATTGCGATCTTGCTCCTCACGCGCCTTACGACGTGCTTCCATTACTACCTTAGTCTTTACCTTACCTGTAGGTGTATTTATTTTCTTCTGACTCATTTTGATAATTGTCTAAATGTTAGTACTATGCCACCATTTTATACTTTAGTGACTCTTGATCCCAGTCCAAACGCTGTCTCATTGTTAAGCCGATATAGTGGTGTGTAACCTTTGGCCGTGTTTCAACAGTCTTGTTGTGAACTGTATGTTCTGCCTTCTTCACTATGGTAATAGGAGTAGGCTTGAATCGAGCTTTAAGCTCTGCTTTTGTCAGTGTAGTCTTCTTTCGATAGACCTTCTGCTTAACGTATTTTAACTTTTCAGCATCCCATACGCGTACTATGCGGTAAGGACACTTTTTAAGTGATTTGTTCTTCTTTCGACGCAGCTCATCTTCTGTGAACTGTATTTTTCGTGCAGTTTTGACATCCTTAATAGTCTCTTCTGCTTTCTTAGTTTCTTTAGCCATTTTGATAACGGATTAAATGTTAAACAATTGCGTTTAAGGCCGTTTTAAGGCGATTTAAGCCACTTTGAGGCTGTAGTGGTATAATTAATCGCCAGAGGGAAATAAACGGTTTAAACGGCATGTTTTAGCCTCATTTGCAGACTAGCGCGGGAACGATCCGCTCGCATCCTGTCACAATGCGCACCATCTTCTAGTCATATAGTATATTATGCTGTGACATCGTTTTTAAACATCTCAGAACTATTGCCGAGATCAATCTCCGTGTTGGTATTGAAGGTCTCAAGATTATTCTTGAACTTAATAGCCTTCAGATTGAGCTCCTTAATGAGCGAAGCAATCTTAGCAGAGGTAAATACCTCGTTCTTACCCATCTTAGCTGCACCACCCTTCTTGGCCTTAGTAGCAGGGTCAAGAGTAGGAATCATCTTCAGCTGGGCAATTGCCTCCATATACTCAGTATACATAAAAATACTATAATTGTTTGTCTTCTTAAATGCGTCTTTGTCAAACTTTGTCTGGCCCATATTCAGAGTTGCAAGCATACCCTTAATATAAACGAGCTTATCAGACATCTGCATAATTTCGTTATACAGAGACTTGAGGTCATACTTACGGTAACCTTCCTTGACCTCCTTCGTGCTGAGCAAATTAGTATTACGGATGTTAGTCCAATAATCCTTCTTCTTTTTGCAAATCTCCTCACGAATGTTGATGATATTCTTAGCCTTAAACTTGATTGATACTGATTTTGTAGTCATATTGATTAAAAATTTAAGTTAATATTAGCTCGAATTATCATCTACCTACGTAACGTAAAATGGTGACGAACCATAATACATTAAAATATCCCCAGGAGGGGAGAACCGCAGTTCTCCGCCTCCAAGCACCCTCAGGTGTATAACCAACGGGATAAGTTTTTATGAAAATGTTTTCTCTTCTATTCTAGTAAAAACAATTATTGTAAACTTCGTACAAATAGTACTTATTGCCTCGGCAAACGTACTTATACGCCTCAACGTAATTAGCGTACTACATCTACTCCAATTATTCCCATGTCGAACTTCAGAGCAAGCTTTCCTGTCGAATCTGGAAACTTGTAAGATTTACGAAGACCGTCGGCATTAATGTTGACGACAACAGGCTCTCCATTTACGATAACAGTTCGCTCAGATGCGCTTGAACCATGTTTGTTCTGGTCTCCCTCGGAAGACGCGCCACCTTTGTTATTGCATACGAAATCGAAAGCGTCGCAAAGTCGTGCAACTACCCACTCATAATCTCCGTCACGTTGTGCTTTTGTAGCAATTTCTGTGCTCAACCCTTCTTCCAAGGCTTTTGCATTAACGCCTTTTGAAAGGTCTACAAGGGCATCCCACACAATGAGCGCCCATGTCTCGAATGGAAGTTTGTGCTGACATCCTATCAGCATATTCCACAGTCGATAACGGGTTTCTCCTAGTATTACAGTACCACTTTTGGTGATATTGTAAATTGCATATGGCTTGCCCTCTTTCTCATGATTTGCGTTCATAACCTTATTAGCAATCGTTTCGTTTGCCATAAGGTAGTGCATCAAACATAATGCACCGGTAGAAAGGGCACGTTTCATAAGCTACTATTCCTCAGTTGTGTCCTTAACAGTGAAACCTGTAACCTTACCCTCACCAGAGATGGTCTCGTTCTGGCTCAGAGCAGACTTAATCCAGTTCTCCTCTGCGGTCTTTGCCTTGTTCTCGTTGTTAGCGATGTCGTTCTTCAGAGTAACGATCATCTTCTGACAAGCGGCAATATGAGCCTCAAGGTACTGAACCTCGCGCTTAATGCGAGTGTTGATCAGGTTAACCAGGGTAGTACCATCAAGGAAGAAGTGATCCTTCTCACCGTTGATAGCCTCAACGATGGCCTCAGATGTGGTCTTACCCATGTTCTTGATCACTGACTCCTCCAATGGAAGGAACAGATCGCACGAGCCATCCTCGTGTGGGTTGATAGCTATACCGATCTCGTCGTCGTTGAGCTTGTCCGTAACCAGGACTACACCGGCGATGAGGAAGTTCTTAGCGAGCAGGCGCTTTGGGCTACGATTCAGGATGAAACCCTTCTTCTCGCCAGTCTCGATTGCCTTCTTGTCGCGCTCGAAACCTTCCTGGCCGCCCTGCCAAGCGTGGCGTACCTCAACCTTAAAGAACTGCTTACCTGCGTTAGATGCGATCTTACTGATCAGCTGTACATTGTTGGCCACAATTGGTGGAACAACATTTACGTCAATTACTTTCATTTTATTTCTTATCCTTTTTGATATCGTTATTGATTAACTAACGATAAGATTAATATTAGCGACATTCTTAGGCAGCCGCGTTACCTTTGAGTAAAAAGTGGCATTCTGGCTCAAAGGCTCTGTGAATGTTTGCTGTTTGATTTTTATTTGTATCTTTATGCGTTCTTATAAGAGCAATTTTTTAACTATTAATAGAGTATTTTCTAGCTAGTATACCTTTATATTCCATCACTTGAAGCTCAATCAGTATACGGGGATTCAACGGTAGAATCATCCATGCCCGTCATTAGAAGATTCTTCTATCTTTAGTAAAATCACAAACTTTGATACTATGTTTTCGTACATAAAATCTACTAAGCGTTATGTTAATATTCAATTTACATGAATTGAGTACTTTCATCTGTTCGTTGGCCGCATTTCCCAAGGACTACGGTTCGTAGAACATTTTACTAAACCCAATTTGTGGTCCAAAAAGTATGCGTAATATCTTCTTCAGCGTATTTTCCCTATAGCCTTCTGAATCTACTACACTAATGCTTTTATACTAGACTTTACTAGTACTGCGGATTTCAATTATTATACAACGTGGCCGCAATGCCTGTTGTGAAAGTCTTTAATAGCTCCATAACTATTAATACGCGCTTACTCGTGTTTCATTATCGGACGGTCATATATGGGGTATCCTTGCCCCGACCCTACGGCTTTTTGTTGTGCATTCAGCTTTGCTGCTGTCTTCTGTTTATAGTGCGCGAATACTGGAGGAATTCCACCTCATACATCGCTTCTTGTCACCCACTTAATGTTTCGCTTCGTCGAGTCCTAGTTTCACAAACTATCCCAAATGCAACTGGTTGTACGGTTTGTTACCTCTATTTCCTTTACCCCTCCGAGACAGGGAGGTGATTTCACTTCGCGATAAGCTGCCCATCGATTAAATGTATATTGACTTCGTATCCTAAGCCGATCATACAGATTTGCTGTCTGTACCCAAACTTGGTATACCTTGTCTATTTGCTTCTCAGAAACGGTTGGCACTCGATTTCTCTATCGTACGTCCAAAATGGCTATTCCTTCTCATACAACGAGAGGTAGCGGATTCTAACCCGATTATATAACGTAATGGATTTCATAGAGGGACATCAATTTTTGTTAAACATGTTACGCTATACCCAATTATCTTCATACAACTTATCTTAGTAATCGAGAAATACCGCTTCTACGATATATAGGTTCAGTATATCGACCTACAGGGTTCGTAGATTATAGTATATCAAGTTACAGTTGTATTATCATCTTTGTATAAAGTACAGCCGAGCGATCTCCAAATATACTGGTGTGTATATCTATCGAATCGACCCTTATTTCTCTAAATAATTATAAACTTTGTTTGACTATCAGGTTGTCATCCTTCGACTCCAGCATTTCCTCTGGTACATCTCCAATCTATATTACTTGACTATCGCTTACCATAGTCTTTCATAACTTTAGAATAGTCTTACTCGCGGACTTCACTCGCGTGGCCTTCAAGCATCTATGCCCTACTTCGCCATAGGTAGTGCCATCTACCTAGAGGTCATTTTCTCTTTTATATACCGAATAAACGACCAAAAGCTCATCGGTTGTTTTTCATACTTTCTTATCCTCTATAGAGGACCGTAGTTACGGTACGGCGTAGACTATACCCCATCCCCGGCTCCTTCTTCTCCGAAAGAGTGCAGCTCGCATATCAACAAGTTACCATTTTAAACTCTCACAAGCTCTTTTGCAAGCTTTTTACGAATCGAACGGCAAGGACTAAAGCCTTCTACTAGGCACATATACTTATATTTCCAACTCGTCCCTTCATACACGCCCTGGATTGCGTGGAACACTAGACTACAGCTATAGTAAATTGATACATCATATAATACTGTTGGAGGCATTATATGGGCAACTCGTGTAACGTGATTCTAGGTCTATGTAATCTCTCGAAACCTAGATCTATCGATACGGCTCGTTTTGCGCTTCTTGCGACTTATGCGTCTTCCTTACATATATCTCCACATTGCATCCTAGAGTAAAATCTGGCATTGGCATAAAGAACCATGCTGGTTGATATAAGTGTTAGGGTTGATACAACGCTTTCCCTAATATCCACAAACTTTTCACATTTGCGATCTTCCATCCTACCTTTTGAGTTTCTCACCCTTTGAGAGGGCTAACATATTCTCGGATCAAGTATGTACTCTTTCGCTCCCGGCTAATGAGACCGTTTACATAGAGCTGACCAGTTCCCCTTCGGGGAGGGGGAGTGTGTGAATCCTCACACATCCCCCACTGCGGAGTTTACTAACGTCTGTAGACTTCCTTACCGTCGACAATAAGGATAACGGAAGCTTTAGAAGCTCCGATAGTGTCAGTGGTGTTCTCCTCACGACCCACATCTACAATTATTTTAGGAACGTCCGGTTTGATAGCTGGAATGCTATCGCCGTTACGTTTTACCCTAGCATAAGGAGGTGTAGACTTCCTCTTACGCTTAACGGTTCCACCCTTCTTTGGGTTGGGTGAATCCGCATACACGGTATCGTGAATTACCTTTATGGTTTCATCACTTTTGTACTTTTTCTCCAGATCTAATTGAAGATCAAGTGGCAGCTGTATCCCCTGTGGAGAGAGGTGTAATACTGGAGCTGCACTAATCGTATTGTATGGTGAAGGTTTCACTTCGTTGTTCTTCAAACTGGCAATAAAGCCACCAAGAAGAGTCATACATACGACACATAGGAGGGTATGTAACTTTTTCATATTGATTATGAATGTTGGTAAATGTTAGACTTATAGTTCTGTATTGAGTATTGTGACAACAGCACTACCAACTTTTGATACTATTGCCATTACTCGTTTTTTGGTTCCTCACCTTCCTTTTTCTCAGCAGGCTTAGCGGCAGCTGGAATGTCTACCAAGTTGGCCAGTGAGTAGGCAGGGTTAGTACCCAGAGCATCGCGGAACATGTTGACGATAACACCTGCATGCTGCTGACAGTTAGCCAGAATAGCGTCGCGGTTGGTGTCGTCCTCCACTACATCCTTGTAGTAGGTCTCCTTGATGTTCTTCATGATGCGGCGAGCGGTCTTGTAATCGTCATCGTCCTTCTTGTCGCTGTTGTAGTTCTCGATCAGCTTGTCTACAACCTCCATAGATGGGTTGTTTACAACATCCATAATGGCGTTGTTAAGCTCGATTTCGTCCTTCTTGGCCTTGATTGTAGTCTCAGAGTCCTTCTTAGCGTTACCACTCTGCTTCTTAATGGCGCGCTCCATCTCAGAGATGGTGTGCTCTGCGTTGGCTATGTTAGTCTTGCAGGTCCATGTAATAAGCATCTTAACGATATCGGCAGAGAAGTCATCGGGATTTGTAACCTCTCCGGTCGATTTGGTGGCGCTACGACGGTAAAGACAAAATGCCGAAATGGGGCTCCCAGTGTCAATAACAGTGTTGAACAGCATCTTGCCGATTCCGCTAATAGCGAACGGACATGTGCCAACAATCTCGATAACCTCGCGAAGCAGGGCTGAACGAGATGTGTTCTTGATCTTTGCAAGCTCCTCTTCCTTATTCTCAGCTTTGTTGGCCTGAATTGTCTTGTAAGAAGACAGGAAGTTAATGGCGTGCTGGATGCGCTTGTCTGGTGACAATGTAGCAGATGTCAGCTGAGCGAGCAGAGATGCCTGCAACTCTTCAGGGGTGTTAATCTCTGTTGGGCTGTTACTTGGCTTCTTTTTCTCGTTAGCGAGCTCCTGCTTCTTCTGAGCAACTGCCTCCTTTGAGACGTCGCTAGCCTCAACCTTTACAACGCGAGTCTCAGCTGGTAACAGCTTAATACCTGCATCGTCGAGTTCCTTCTGTGAAGGAGAAGGGAGAGACTTGAAGTCGCGCATCTTAATACCCATGCTATTCAGTGTAGCTGAAATAGACAGATACTTCTGCTCGTCGTTACGAACTATAAGGGCGAATAATTCCTTGCCCTCTGCAATATTTGTGACGATCACGTCAGCCATCAGAGAGTTTGCCAATACGTTGGCGCCATCCACGATAGCTGCGGGAAGGTTGGGGTTGTTAGCCCAACGCTTGTCTATAAGGCTCGCAAGGAGAACTTTGCTGTCTCCACTCAGACCTCCCTGTGAGGTCTTTACAATCTTTGCGAAATCCTCTTCTGCCTGCTGCGCTGGTTTTGGAGCAGGCTGCTGCTGTGCTGCTGCCTGAGCAGCATTCTTGTTTTTGTTTGACATTTTTTGATAAAACGATAAAGTTAATAACTATGCAGCTTGCCAGGCCACGTACTTATACGGCTCTACTATACGAATGTTTACACCTGTCAAGATGTATCATGCGTGATAGTTCCTACTGGTTGATCGCGAGTTTTCACTGCGATCTTACTCGAAGATTTGAACACATTAGTATTTGCAAAAGAGTCCTGACTCACAGGTTCTGAAGTTTCCTTCTTGGGGGCATTAACCGAATCACCTGCCAAAAGATACATAAAAGTATCTGATGAGGGTAAAGCTGCCTGTGTGGGACTCTCCTGCATAATGATGTTCTCCTCTTCTGGTGTAGTGTCGCTCTTGTGAGACATTTCCACTACACTAAATCCCAAAAGAAATGGGACTAGTAATGTCCAGAATAACTTGTTACTCTCACACATGCGTGCTATCGCAAATATGAGAAGGGTTATCAGAACAAATACTAACAGAGTTGAGATCATAATTGTTAAACTTTTAATTTTTTCTGAATACGCTTTCGTGTCCTTGACAACGTTGACTTAATAGTTCCTGTTGGGATATTTAGCGCGTCACCGATTTCTTCTACAGTCATATTATTTTCGTAAAACAACCTAAAGATCTTACGAGTGACTTCAGGTAGTTTATCGAACTCGGCTAACAGAGCATCATACGTAAGATGGTTGACCAGATCATCTTCCGCTGATCTTGATTCTTCTGATGGTAGTCTCCCATCATCTTCACCAAGAGTTAATTGCCGTTCTCGCGTCTTACGTAGGTAATCGACTGCTGTTCGGTTTGTTATCGTTCTTAGCCAACCACCGAAAGAGTCGTAGGCTTTAAACATCGAGAGTTTATCATACACTTTAAGAAATACAATGTTAGCAATATCTTTTGCCTCATCCATATCCTTGATATACTGAAATAGTATATTCTCTACAAATCCTTTATACCTGTAGAAAAGTGTATTAAATGCAGATTCATCACCTGCTTGCGCCTTTTTGATTATCCCAACCTCTTCTGAGGTGATTCTAGGATTCTTTGACATAACCAAAAACAAAATTAATGGTAGTTATTAAGGTGTCACTCCTGTAACAGATACCAGCTGCATATGAGTTGGTGGACTCTACCAACTGAGTTACCACACCCGAAGGATAGGGATGGACTCGAACCATCATCTCCACCATAGTGGGCTGCCGTCATCAAAGACTACCTCGAGGGACAGCCCTAGAATGGGAGACCGTCGTTCGCGACGAGTCTTGCCTCATTCCATACGTTGTTGCAAAGAAAGTAATGAATCTTATCATAAAGCTTCCTTGTCATCGCACCAGAGTTAACAAGTTTTAATAACATATTATCAGCAATACGTATTCGAACACCTATGGTTCGATAATCCATATCACCTATAATTATTGTTATCTTCTCGTTTATCCATTGCACAATAGATTTCAATTCTTCATTATTCCAAGATTCGTATAGGATTTCAAAATAGTCATCCTCATCTTCCTCGCATTCAATAATTGGAGCAATTATCTTCACATTGTTTAATACAAACGGTGCGCCTTGATTGTATGCGATACGCAGCCCCTTGTACAACTCAGATATTGGACAATCGTCCGTTAGATTAACTAAACCCGCTTCTCTCATGAGCGGTACATAACTGGAAAATACGCTATGAATCATTCTTCTTTATATATTTCGATACAGTTTACTAAATAATCAGTAAGATTGTTTACGTAAGTAAACTTTCTATCTTTCGTTTCTTCGTCGTCTTTTTCTGACGGCAACTCTAGTTTTAAATACGTTTGAATAATTTCAACTTTGCAATCGAATTCGTCTTTTCCATTAGAGCGTGAGGTATTATAGGTATTTCTTATATCTATAAAATTCTCAGTAAACCACCTTACCCAGTCAGATACATTTCTCCAGAATTTTTCATCTTCTTTGGTAAGATCATCCCAATCAATACTTCTATCAAAATCGAAATGTGTGGATTTACCTTCGTTGTTAAGACCAAGTAGTGCACGAATAATCAGTCTTTTATTCTGATTTGCCGTACGTATTAATTTGCCTTTCTTGAATTCGTTTCCTCCATAATGTACGAAATTTTTATAAGTATGATCAAGCCATCTCTCTTTGGCACTACACCATTTGAGAGCAAAATTTACTATCTGAGGACATTTATGTCTTAACATCCCTCGATATCCAGTGTTTTTGTTCATTAGCTATCTGTTTAGTTGGACCACGAGGATTCGAACCTCGAATGACAGAACCAAAACCTGTAGTGTTACCATTACACCATAGTCCAATTTAAGCCAGTCGCTACTATTGTTCACGACTGGCAATCCCTAGTGTTTGTACACAAGATTTAACGTCTCTCGACGTGTTTAGGGGGCATTTGTTTTTAAAGTGGTGTCAGGCGAGCCCCAGTAAGCAACTCCACGTATTGCGCACAATCTAGATTCGAACTAGAATCTTCCGGCTCCTCGCGCCAGGCGCTCTTCCATTGAGCTATTGTGCTATTCTGCAATTGGTATATAATTTGCCATACATGCTGGATTCAAACCAGTATCTCTGAAAATTAAAAACGCATTCGTCATATCCACGTCCTATGGGTGTCTCTTCCGTGGCCATATCCTGTGATTCGAAGGTTCGCAATACCATGTTTGTATGAGGTAATTATTTACATCTTTGTGTACATCTAATGTAAATACGGTTAACGTGTGCCCACTACGGCTCAACTTCTTTTTACTTATACCGCAAATTGCAGCCATCAGCCTCTGCCCAATCGAGAGTTTTCTCTTTACTATCCTCCTCAATAATAAGTATACAACTCTTATTATCTATTATTTATGTTTTGGTCTAGGAGGTCTCAATTTTCAACTAATACGTTTTTATTATGCTTTTGCTTTTCAGTATTTTATTCAATTAAACTAATGTACGGCTTAAATGAGTGAGTGTGAGACTCGAACTCACAACCTCTTGGTAAAATCCAAGGCTCTACCAATTGAGCTTACTCACTCTTCCCACTTAGGTAGGGAACACCGACTTTACGCAGCCTCCTTGAGACCCGTATAGTCAACAACGTTTATGTTGCCAGTTAATTTTTATTATCAGAGCGCTTGTCTTACGACTGTCTTACTGTCTATCGCCGTCTAATCCAATCAAGCCCGAATTAAATAAGGAGCTTCCTAGGCATACTATAAGTGTCCGTCACACGTCTTACAACGCTGCGTATGATTAAACTATCTTCTAGCAAACACTTATGTAAAAGCTCCTTTGTTGGTGGACCTGGGGGGATTCGAACCCCCGTCCGAACGACTTCCCCTGGGACACGCTGAGATTTCTTTCGTTGCTGTTTGTCAAATTGAGTATAAAGGTTATTACTACTCAGCAACAGTGTAGAATCCTCTGGTGATCGGTCAGAGAATTCGATTTAAGGCCGTTTACAGGCTCTCTGAGCTGTCCTTAGTACTCTTGTGGATAAGCTGGTCCACTTGAACACATCGAACGCTTAGAGAGCAAGTTTTATTAGCCTCAATATTTTTTAATACGGTGAACAAATTGTTGGCTCAAGGCTCTAAATTTGGTCGTATTGCATTCTTGAAATAAGTATATATTCTTTTAATCGAATAGACTCGTGGTTCTGTATACCCTTATTTTTGATCTAAATGCTCTTATATTTTACACCCTAAGCTGGGCGATCATCTTCTATCATGGCTCTAAGGCTCTTGATAAACATGTCAATTCATGTGTGCTAACTACTTCGTCCTATATATGAGAGTCGCTAACTCGTTCTGCTAACTTTTCGCTAGTTTTCCCGTACTGGTTCAAAGACTCTCACGGTTAAAGATGTTTGGCTTGTTGAAGATTACCACTCGTTCAAGTAGTAGCGATAGCGGCCTTCGAATGAGTCTCTCAACTCACGTACAGCTTCGTCGTACGTCTTGGTGCTCTCGCGGAACTTGTTGTCGAATTCCTCGTTCAACTTTCGTGTCTCTTCCTCCAACTGGTTTGGAGTGAGGCGGTCCTTATCGTCAACCTTCTTATCGGTTGGAACCAGAACTCCATCTTTGATTTCACACTCGAAACCAATAAGGCGCTCAGTCAGCTTCTTAGAAGCATCCAGCTTCTCCTTAGTGATGTCGTCCTCACGACGGCGCTGCTGCAACTGCAGACGGATCTTACGATTGACGTAGGTGGCGATGCACAAGGCCTTCTTAGCTTGGTCCTTCTTCTTCTCGTCCTTCTCCTTCTCAATCTCCTCAAGAGCGGCTTTAATTGCCTTGTCAGTCAACAAATTACTGTTTTTAACCTCGGCTGCTGCGCCGCCCTTACCGTCAACTTTTTCTTCAGATGCTGCTGCACCCTTCTTGTTTTTGTTTTCTGCCATTTTTGATAAATGTTTAATGAGTTAATAACTAAATGTTTTTATAACTATGAATAGATCTCCTGATAGGAGTTATTCTTGTGCTTTGTTTTACGGGAATAAGGAACAGCATTCTTATGCTGCTCCTCACGCCCATATTGCTCTTTTACCTTATACTGTCCGTGTTTCATAGCTAAACCGTAGCGAATTCGTAACAGTCCCGTATGGTATTCATAGCACGTTCAGAAATCTTATGCTTTGTGAGCATAGACTTTTTTATACCGTTTGTGCACACGATTTCAAGAGCGTTCATCAAGAGGATGTCACCATCCATACCTTTTATAACCTGCTCCTTGTGCGCAAAGAGGTCGTTAGACAGCTTCACAACCAGTGTAATTATGTTAGGCTGATCCAACTCCTTACGGTACCTTTCGCTGATGTAAATTAGAGCGTTTTCTACAGGGTCCTCTGTTATAGGAGTAACCTTGTTTTCTTTGGCCAATAGAATGTCGCGAGCTAAACTACTAGCAAGTCCCTCAGTGTCCTTATAGGTAATTGAGGCTAATTCTGGAACACATATTCCTGCACTAACAAGAACTTCCATGAGTCCTCCCATGATCTTCTTGTATGATTGTTCAGGTATATCCTTACCGTTATACATGATAACGATACAGTGAGCTTTATTTGACATAACTCTTTTCTTCTTTAATTTGAACTTTTACTGGTTGTCCATCAACGGTATCCGTATGAAACCGATAGGAAGTAGAGAATACGTCGTCCTTTTTCGCTCCAGGGTCCCCTTCATTTGACGCTACGTTTTGCGTCGGCTGTTCTGACTGGGGTAGATTGTTATATATATCGGC